AAAGCTGTGCTAGACTTTACCGACGTGCTGAACGGCGCAACGATTACTGCCGCTGTCGCTGACAGCAACATTGACGGCTCTGTGGTCGTCTCATCCGGCCAGGTCACAGTCACAACGACTGGCCTCGGCATGGGATACGGCGACACAGACGTGACCGTGACGTTCAGCGATGGCCGCGTGCGCATTGAGAAGCTGCGCTATGTCGAGGTGTCAGGGAACTGGCGTTCGGACTATGGTTGGACTTACGCGTCGTGACGAAGCTGAACGAACAGCAAGAGCGCTTCTGCCGCGCCATTGTTGAGGGGATGAACCAAACCGACGCTTACAAAGCCGCTGGCTACAAGTGCAAGGACGACGCTGTCGCTCAAGCCGCTGCCTCTCGCTTGTTAAGCAATGTTATTATTGCCGACCGCATTGTTAAGTTGCGCGAACCGATTGCGGCCAAGTTCGAAATTACAACGGATTTCATCGCAACCGAGCTGCTGAACGTCTGGAAAGCCTCGATAGGCGCAGACGACAGAACCAACGCGCGCCAGGCGCTGATGGACATCGCCAAGCTCACAGGCCGCATTGTCGATATGAGCCGCGTGCAGGCTGAGAACGTCAATTACAACCTGTCCGCAGATCCCTTGCCGGCCGAGGAATGGGAGCGAGAGTTTGGAGACGCGAACGCTCTGGGCGCCGCAGCCGGGTCCACAGCACGCGCTCATTAAATGTCCTGCGCGGGAAATCCTGTTCGGCGGGGCGCGCGGCGGCGGCAAGACTGACGGCATTGTTGGCCGGATCGGCCTGCGCCAGAAGATTATGGGCGCCAACTATAACGGCGTGATCTTCCGGCAAGAGATGCCGCAGGCAGACGACTTGATCGAACGCAGCCAGGCCGTTTACGGGCCGCTGGGCGCGCGGTTCAACAAGGTGCAGAGCCAGTGGAGCTTCCCCGATGGGGGCAGGCTAAGGTTCAGGCCGCTCGAAAGCATAGACGACGCGGCCAAGTATCAGGGCCAGAACCTTACCGACGCGGTGATTGAGGAAGCTGGCAACTATCCGACGCCCGACCCCATCGACCGCCTCTGGGGCGCTCTGAGGGGCGCTAACGTGCAGATGCTGCTGACGGCCAACCCGGGCGGCGCTGGCGCTTCATGGATCAGGCCAAGGTTTCACATCGACGAGTGTCCGCAGGGAATGCGGATATTCAGGGATAAGCTGCCCAACGGGGCGGAACATACACGCTGCTACATCCCAAGCCGGGTGACGCAGAACCGGGCTCTGCTGAGCAAGGACCCTGACTACGTCAACCGCCTGTATCTGGTCGGCTCCAAGGAACTGGTTCGCGCCTGGCTGGATGGCGATTGGAACGCCATTGAAGGCGCGTTCTTCGATTGCTGGGGACCGCAACACGTTGTCAGCCCTTTCGAGGTGCCGGCCGAGTGGCATTGCTTCCGGTCATTCGACTGGGGCAGCGCCAGCCCGTTCAGTTGCGGCTTCTGGGCTGTCGCAAGCGACGACCTGCACCGGCCCGAGGGCGTCATCCCGCGCGGTGCGCTGGTCAGGTTCAACGAATGGTACGGCGCCAAGGGACCGAACAAGGGCCTGAAGCTCACCATTGAGCAGGTGGCCGCTGGCATCCTAGAGCGATCCAAGGGCAAGCGCTACGTCGGCTGTGTCGCTGACCCGGCTATCTTTGCCGAGGATGGCGGGCCGAGCCGTGCCGAGGTGCTGAGACGCAACGGCGTGGCGTTCAAGTCTGCCGATAACAAGCGCGTCGGCCGCAATGGCATGATGGGCGGCTGGGACGAGATGCGGCAACGCATGGTCGGGCATGGCGGCCGGCCGATGATCTACACGTTCTCGACCTGCAAAGACTCGATACGGACGATCCCGTCCCTGCCTCACGACACGACCAGGCCGGAAGACGTGAACACGGACGCAGAAGACCACGCTGCGGATGAATGGCGTTATGCCTGCATGTCGCGGCCTTGGATTGCACCGAGGCCAGACGCAGGACCGGGACGACCACGCGACTACAGGCCCCCACCAAAGGCGGACAATTGGCGAGTATTGTAAGTCTGTCGTCTGCAAAGCCCGACACGGGCGAGGACGGCGCCGAGCGCATTCGGAAGATGGTGCGCGAGTATCTGGACACGATGGAGGAAGCGCGCGACCGCGCCAGCCTTGCGCGTGATTACTATGACGGCAAGCAGTGGACGAAAGAGGAGATTGCGACCCTCAAGCAGCGCGGCCAGCCGCCTATCGTCTTCAATCGCATCAAGAGGAAAGTGGACAGCATTTTGGGCGTCGAGCGCAACAGGCGCACCGATCCCAAGGCTTACCCACGGACACCACGCGACGAGCAGAGCGCCGACATCGTAACGCAGGCGCTGCGGTTCGTGTCCGACCAGACGCGGCTGAACAACATCTTCAGCGGCGCTTTCGAGTGCGGGATGATCGAGGGCGCTGGTGCGGCCGAAGTCATCATGGACGGGCCTGAGGACATTCGCGTCAACCTGATCCCGTGGGATGAGTTCATCTTTGACCCGAGAAGCAGCCGCCACGACTTCTCGGATGCGCGCTACCTTGGCGTGCTGAAGTGGATGGACGCAGACGACGCGATTGCGCTGTACCCCGACAAGGGCAAGGAGATCGAAGCGGGCATTACCGGCTCGGAGAAAGCCTTCGTTGCGGACCAGTCTGTTGACGACAAGCCGTCGAGCGGGACGTGGATCGACCGCAAAAGGAGAAGGGTCCAGGTCTGTCAGCTCTATTACAAGGCTGGCTCTGAGCATAATTACGCGGTGGTCGTCGGCTCCACGCTGGTGATGGATGGGCCATCGTATTACCGGGACGAGAAGGGCAAGACCGTCTGCCCAATCGAGGCGTTCAGCGCCTACGTGGACCGTGAGAATTGCCGGTACGGCGTTGTCCACGACATGCGCGGCCCGCAGGACGAGATCAACCATCGCCGGTCCAAGGCCGTCCACTTCCTGCACTCGCGCCGCGTCATGGCGCAACAGGGCGCCGTTGCCGATGTGGGGCAGGCCAAGCGGGAGATTGCGCGGCCGGATGGCTGGGTCGAGGTTGTAGACCCGCAAGCCGTGCAGGTGCTGGACACGGCGCAAGAAACGACCGGCAACCTGAACATGCTTCAGGAAGCCAAGGCAGAGATTGACCTTCTCGGGCCGAACAACGCCTTGCAGGGCAAGGGCACGGAAGGCGAAAGCGGACGCGCCATCATCGCGCAGCAGCAGGCAGGGCTTGCGGAGCTGGCGCCGCTTTATGATCGGTTCAATGACTTCAAGCTGCGCGTCTACCGGGCGACATGGGCGCGGATCAAGCAATTCTGGAAGGCTCCCAAGTGGGTGCGCATCACCGACGACGAGCAGGCCACGCAGTTTATCGGGCTGAACCAGGTGCAGGTGGACCCGATGACGGGCCAGCCGCAGGTGCAGAACGCCGTCGCGCAGATGGACGTAGACGTCATCCTTGAGACTGGCCCCGACACGGTAACGTTGCAGTCGGAGGAGTTCGAACAGCTAGCCCAAATCATGCCGCAGCTTGCAGCCCTGCCGCCGCCTTACGCGCTGGCGCTGATCGAGGCGAGCAGCCTGCCGGCGCAGCGCAAGAAGAAGATGACGGAGCTGTTGTCGGGCCAAGGCCAGCAGCAAGATCCCGAGGCGATGGCGATGCAGAAGCGCGCTGCCGAGGCGGAGATTGCAGGCAAGGAAGCCGAGGTGGGGCTGAAGCAGGCGCAGGCGCAGGCGACGATGTCGAAAGCGCAGATGGACCGCGAGATGGCGCCCATCCAGATCGAGACCGAGCGGATGAAGCTGGCGGATGCAGCGGCAAGCCGTGAGCATGAGCTTATCAAGATGGGCCACGAACGCGAGATGATGGGCCAGGACGCAATCGGCAGTCAGCAGGAACGCGCGTTCAAGCTGATGGCGATGCAGAACAAGGCGAGGAGTGAGTAATGGCGCAGTCCAGTGTCAACGACGCAGCAAGCAGCACGCTCCTTCTGGCGTCCAACAGCGAGCGCAAGGGCGCGGCGATCTGGAACGATAGCACGGCGGTGCTTTACGTCCTGCTTGCGAGCGGTACGGCAAGCGCCACGGCTGCGAGCGCAAAGATTGCGGCTGATGGGTATTACGAGACGCCTCCGACCTACACGGGCGCCATCTTCGGCATCTGGGCGTCTGATGCTTCTGGCGCTGCACGCATCACGGAGTGGTAGCGCGTGCCTCGCTTCGTCACGGTCAACAACGTCGGCAGCTATACCAGGCGCGCTGGCGGCATCAGTGACCTTCTCAGCAGAGCCACCTCCCAACTCGGCGGCCTTGTGCCGCTGCATTATTGGGATTTCACGCTT